AAATAAGACAAATAAGACTAAAAAAAGGCAAGGTGCTGGAAGACCTAAAATATACCTTGATTTAGAAATCCTTAAAAACCTAGCTTCTATTGGTTGTCCTGATTATGAGATAGCTGGAGTTATGGGAGTATCTGCTAGAACTTTACAAAGAAATTATGCCGAAATAATAGACCAATACAAAGAAAAAGGTAAAGCTAGTTTAAGAAAGAAGATGTGGGATAAGGCAGTTAAAAAAGATAATACTAATATGCAAATTTGGCTTTCAAAAAATTACTTAAATATGAAAGAACGAACTCAAACCGAATCTATTAATGAACCTTTACCATTAATCATAGAAGCTGAAAAAACAGATGGCTAAAAAAACAGGATTATACGGAGTCAGCATTTATGTTAAAAACAATCCAAGAAAAAGACCTAAAAGGCATACTAAATCTATTAACAAAAACAAATCGAATAGGTCTAAATATCGTGGTCAAGGTAGGTAGTATAATGTTGATATTATGCTTAACCTCTTGTAGTAAAGATTTAAGTTTTGACCCAGCTACAACAGTTGGTAATCAAGTAATTAAATCAATGGTAAAAGGACATAATGGTAAGTGATAAAGATGCTAAAGAGTTTAATAAGACTTTTGAACAGCTTAAAAAAGAAGCAGATGCAGAAGAAGATTACAATGGTGGCGGTGCATATCGTGCGTTTTTAAAGATGTTTTATAAAAACAAAATAGAAAATGATAAAAAGAAGTAATTTCTATGAAGATGGTGAGTTTATACCTTACCAAATGCCACAAGATTTTAGACCATCACAAGGTAGAGGTAGTTGTGGGTCATGCGGACTCTACTCACAGAAGCACAATTTCTGCGGAGTCTATCGAACTAAAGGTGTCAAAGATACTTATGTTTGTAATAAGTGGCGAAAAAGACATTTTAAAAGATAATGAAACCTATTTTTATTACATTGATGTATCTTACATTTGGTGGAGACATTAAATTAGATAGATTTGAAATTAATGAGTCTTGTAGCAGTTGGTTTCAAACAAATGTTAGAGTATATGAGCCTAAAAAAAAAGTATTTATGAAAAATTTATATTACCATGAGTACAAAGGCAAAAGAGTTACAGGATATATTTGTGATGGAAAAGAACCAAGATGACATATAGACCTTTACCTGAATCCTTAACGATTAAATCTAGTGGCATAGAGGGATTAGGGTTATTTGCTACACAAGATATTAAAGCTGGTACTCAATTAGGTGTTACTCATATAATAATAAGTGATGATATTATAAGACTGCCATTAGGTGGATTTATCAATCATACAGATAATCCTAATTGTGTGAGAATAGATGTTGCAAATAAGTCTTATTTACATACCTTAAAAGACATTAAGCAAGATGAAGAAATTACATTGAAATATGTAATGTACTCTATTTAATTCCAAAACCTATTTAATCCTAAAAACTTTTGTGATAAAACTTATTTATGGCAAAGATTAAAAAATACATTAGAAAGATTCTAAATTGGATATTAAAAGGATATGAGTAAAAAACAAACAATGGATTATATGACTATGAACTACTATTTTACGTTTTGGTTGATTGTTGCATTTATAATTCTAGCAACATTGGTTAGACCTTATTAATGCAATACTTATTAATAATGTTTATATGCAGTGGTTTTGCTGGGAATGAGTGTAAACAAATTAAACATGAATATACAAATTTTAAAGATCATCACGATTGTGCTGTTTATGGTTATTATGCTTCTCACAAATTAATGACAGAATTTGATAAAGACTTTGTTAATCAATATAAAACTTATGTTAAATTTATGTGTCAAGAAACGAGTTCAACATGAAATATTTAACAGTATTATTCTTTTTATTTATAGGATTTTTTTGGGAAGATTTAAACACAACATATTCAGCAGAAACACAAACAAATGTAAGTGGTTCTAATACAAGTATTGAGGGTGGATATACAGGGGGTGCAACAACATATCAAGATGGTTCAAGTTCTAACTCAACTACAAACAGTACAAGTAATTCTAATATAAGATCAGCACCACCTACTGCTAACGCACCATCTTTTTCTGCACAAAGCCAAGATGTATGTGCAACAGGTGCAAGTGGTGGACTCCAAACATTTGGATTAGGTATATCAGGTGGAAAACAATTTAGAGATATGAATTGTGAAAGAATTAAATTAGCTAAAGTATTATATGACTTTGGTATGAAAGTAGGAAGTGTGGCTTTATTGTGTCAAGATGAAAGAGTCTTTGAAGCTATGATTAATGCTGGTACACCTTGCCCTATTGATGGACAGATAGGTAAAAATGCTATGGCAATATGGCAAAAGTATGACTTTGAAAGACCTGATTATAAGACTTATGTGAAACGAATGAAGAAAAGAGATAAGATAGATCAATCAATAGAAATAATAGAACTTAAAAAAATAGAATTAAAATCAGACAAATGAAAATATCAGATAAAACAGAAGTAAGTATGCCAATGAAAAATATGATTGGTATTGTTATAGCTGTAGCTATGGGTGTTTTTGCTTATACAGAAGTAACAGCAAGACTCACATCACTTGAAACATCAAGAGAATTATTCCAAGCAGACTTGCTTAAAAAATCAGAACAGAAACCAACTGACCAAGAACAGTTTATGTTGATAGAAGATATATATAAAACTGTAGAGAAGTTAGAAAAAACACAAGAACAGAATATGACTAACAAAGTTAATATAGAATTTTTAAGAGAACAGTTAGAAAAAACTTTAATAGATGTTGAGAACTTAAAAGATAAGGTTAGAAAAAATGGTAATGGAGTACATTAATGGTTGAAACTATTGTAGCTTTATTAATGTTTGTAGGTGCTGAAATTAAAGAGCATAGAATACAACCCTCTATGTCAGAATGTTTAAAAGGTAAACGTCTTGCTACTCGTACAGCATCTGCACAAACAGAGTTTAAATGTATTAAAAGTAAAGCAGAATTAGAAACTAATATTGATGGAAGTGTAAGTATTAAAAGTCTTTTATTAAAATGAGATGGTGGATTTATATATTACTAGGTGCATCTTTATGGTTAATGCTATCTTGGTTTGCAAGTTCAGTAGGATTAGCAGAAGATAATGATACAGCTTTCTCAACAAACATATTACCTAATGCTGGAACAGCAACATCTAATTACAGTAATTCTAATTTAGACGGAGTAGCTTCATCAACAACTTCTCTTACTAACAACTCAACACACAACGGATTTACTGTTACTTGCGAAACACAAGTTTCAAATGCTTGTGGTCAAGCTAATTCATCTGTTGGAGAAATAGAAGCATCACACGACTTAACAATAACTGCTAATGGTTCATTAGTAGGAATAGATGGAACAAGTACACCTGATGGAGTTAGTCATACATCAACTCAACAAAAGCTTAATGGTGGAATAAACCTTAAAAGTTCTATTGCAGTACAAAATTGTGAATGGAGTGGTTCAGCTTATAAATGTGGTTCTTCTGCTGGTGCAGTTGATAGTTATACCATAACAATGAAAGTATTAGATGCAGACGAAAATGTATTAGCTTCATCTACTCAAATAAGAACAACAGACTCAGGATATAATAACAATGAGAGAGTATGGAATGATGACTTACATTATAACGGAGTCCATGCTAATAAATATGAGTGGTCTTGGACAGGAGTAGATGGTTCAGGCAGTACGACATCAGCATTAAGAGGTACAAACTTATTAGGTGCTGAAATGGCTTTAGACTTTCCAACAGACGATTACGAACCATTAAGCACAGCAGAAATTAAAAGTATTAATGAATCTTTGGGTACTACTAACCTTACTGAATCTGAAATATGGAATGTTGTATCAGGACTTGAAGAAAGCATTGGTGAAAAACTTAATTTAGAAACTAATGGTGCAATAGTTAGTGTAGAGTTAAACGAAGAAACAATGTCAGTTACTGTTTATACTGCTAAAGAAGCGACAGTTAAAGAAGTGGCTAAAGTACAAGAGGTAGTTCAAGAAATGAATAAGACTAAAGCAGTAGAAACTATGAAGAAAGAAGTTATTGAGGAAGTTGTCAAAGAGTCTAAGCAAGAAGAACCTAAAGAAAAGATAAAAGAAGAAACAACTGTTGTAGCTAGTAAGCCAAAACAAGAAACAAAGAAACAAGTTAAGCAAGAAACTAAAACTGTTGCTAAAAAAGAAACAGCTACTAAAGAGAATGTTAAACCTGAGTTAAAGGTGATAATGGCTAAAGTAGATGCTAAGATTAAGAACCCTGTAAAGAATTTAGAATTAAAAAATCTAATTAAAATGGATAGAATGATAGATAGCGATATATCACTTATTGCTTATAACAACACAGAATTTTACATACCAAAAGATATATATTTGAATCAGATAGAAATATTTGATAACAGAGCAATTTATAAGAATATTGATTTAGTTAAATATACTGCTAATGATATAATGGATATTAAGATTCAAAAATTAAACGAAATAAAGTATAAAAAGAATATATTACGTTTAGAAATAATGGAGTTAAAAAATGGTTAATCAAATAAAGAAAAATCTTACAAATATTGTAGTTATCATTGGGCTTATATCATCAATAGGAGTTGGTTTTAGTAAGTTTGCAAAAATGGAATTGACTATGAATCAATTATCATCTGCTACTGCACCTGACACTTCAGGTATTAAAGATAATGAAAAAGAAATAGCAATATTACAAAAAGAAGTAGAAGTTTTAAAATTAGAAATATCAGAAATAAAGGAAGCTAATAGAAACCCATTACAATAGCTTTTATGAAGATAACATTAACTAAACCACAATACGAAGTTAGTTCGTGTAATGCTAGGTTTAGAGTTTTAATATCAGGTAGAAGATTTGGTAAAACATATCTTTGTATAACTGAGATGTTGAAATACGCATCTAAGCCAAATCAGAAAATATGGTATGTAGCACCTACTTTCAAAATGGCTAAAGAGATAGCTTGGGCTAGTTTAAAGGATATGCTTAATTCATTTAATTGGATTGAGGATATTAACGAAACAACAATGTCTATTAGGATAAGAAAATCTAATAGTGTTATCTCATTAAAGGGTGCTGATAATTATGATGCACTTCGAGGTTCAGGATTAAACTTTTTGATATTAGATGAGTTTGCAGACATAGATAAAAAAGCTTGGTTCGAAGTATTAAGAGCATCTGTTTCTGATACACTTGGAGATGTTTTAATGTGTGGAACACCTAAAGGTTATGGTAATTGGAGTTATGAAATGTATCTTAAAGGTAAGCAAGACGATCATTGGGGCAGTTATCAATATACTACTGTTCAAGGTGGTATGGTTTCTAAAGAAGAAATAGAACAAGCTAAACAAGACATTGATATTAGAACATTTAGACAAGAGTTTGAGGGTACATTTGAGAATTATGCTGGTAGTGTTTATTATAACTTCCACCCAGTTGAGTCTGTAATAGATCGTAAAATAGATTGGGAAAAACCTTTACATATAGGAATGGACTTTAACGTAGACCCAATGTCAGCATGTGTAACGCAAATAGAAAAAGATAAGATATATGCAGTAGATGAAATTATTATTTATTCAAGTAATACTGATGAAATGTGCCAAGAGATAAGAGATAGATATGGTTCTAAAGCACAAATATTTATATATCCTGACCCAGCTTCAAGACAAAGAAAGACATCTGCTGGTGGTAGAACTGATTTATCTATATTACAAAATGCTGGTTTTAAAGTTAAGGTAAAACATAAACACCCATCAATAAGAGATAGAGTCAATGCTGTTAATGCAAAGTTAAAAGATTCTAAAGGTACAAGACATATTTTTGTTTCAAAATCTTGTAAAACAATGATAAAAGGTTTACAAAGACAGATATACAAGGAAAACACAAATATTCCTGATAAGGAACAAGGCTTTGACCATATGAACGATGCACTAGGTTATTTAATAGATTATATCAAACCCCTTACAAGTAATGTTCAGTTTTCAAAACCTACAAGATGGGCAATTAAATAATGAGTTACACAAGAGATCAAGCAATCGCAGTTCACAAAGACTATCAAGAAACAGTAAATAATTGGGAGTATTACATTAGGTCTTATAATGGTGGTTACGATTATATGATGGGTCAATATCTTAATAGATATAATTTAGAATTAGATAATGAGTTTAACCAAAGAATAGCAA